ACTTGGAAAACCGGACTTGCGCTCGAAGCTTGTCTTTGTCCATATACGCCTTTTCAACCACTCCAATCTGCTGTCTTGCGTCATGGTCCAAAAGCAATGGTGCTTTGCCTGAAGACATGAATTCCATATCGACAGAAGAAATGTTGTGTTCAAGCACCTCGTAACCGAATTCTCTTTCAACCGGATTCGTTGAACTGATCGACATCATCACTCGACGGTCTTGTTCTTCGTCCATCATCCGAACTGAACCCATTCGGTACTGAGTTGGCAGAATCGGAAGTTGTCGAACTTCTTCCGCTTCTCTTTCTTCCGGCTCTTCTGCGACTTGTTCCGCTTTGGCAAAAGCCACAATGTACTCGTCATTCGTTTCTTCAACGTCAATGACATGCCGCTCAGTCATGCTAGTTAAATCCATGTTTCTCTCGCTTTGATTCACGATTTTTTCACTCCAACTTTTGCCAGCATCCCCACTCCACAAAGCCCAGGCGATTCTGCCATTACTTGGATAACCTTTTTCACCTGGTCTGAATCCTTCGGCTTTTTTGTCTACTTCATGGCGAGCAAAAAAAGACTTCATCCGCTTGACGGTTGCCAGTGGCAAACTCTTGCCGTTGCTGATGTCTCTTGCTCTGGCGATTCCAACAGACGTTCCGCCTCTGCCAAATTCTTTTTTCCAATCTAGGCCACGGTTTGCCTCGGAAATCATGCCCTCGGTTGGCTTGTAGCTTTCTGCCACTATTCAACCTCTGGCTCAACAGGACCATGAGGCGAACCTAAAGGCTCAAACGCCAAATTGATTCCGTACCTCTGCGCCATTTCCTTGTCTGCCTGCATTTGCTGAAACACCTCTTCCACGTCACGCCCGTATTGTCTGGCAACGTCATTCAATGACTTGAAGCCATTTCTAACTGCTTCGACTTCGGCTCGAATCTCTTTTGCTGGGTCTACCCAACTGAAACCTCTGCCTCGAAACTCAAGAGTGTTTGAAAACTTGTCGTAGCGAGTAATCGGAATTGGAATGCTGCCGCTTGTCATTGCCATTTTCAGCCACTCTTGACAGATTGGCTCGCACAGGTGCTGAATCAAAAAGCTTTGAATCTGACGGTATAAATCGCGTTCTTCTAGTGCGCCTTGACGTATGGACGAATAACTGACGCCTTCGAGGTTGTTACTGAGACTTGTGTAGGAAATGCCCAAACCGGAAGCGATACCGCGAAGCACACCTTTGTGAAATTCAGCGTAAGCACTGGTTGGATGGCTAGGATTCCACTCTTGAAAGGTCATTCCAGCCGGAAGCTGTTGAATTGAACCAGGCTCGCCCGACATGATTTGGTTCCCGTCTGCTGATTCGTCACCAATGAAACCCTCACCGTCTGCGCTAACCAAAAAACCCATTTTTGCGGCACTGGTTCGAGCAGCAATCAGTTCAGCTTCTTCATAACCTGACAAAATCCGCATTCGAGACATGGCTGACGCGAACCAAGTGACGCCTCTGGTCTGTTGCGCTCGGTCTGGTAGGTAAATGTGCAGAATGTCTTCAGCCGGAACTCTTGTCCGCTTGTCGCTTCTTCTCTGTCCGAACGTATCGAACGGATGGCCTTGGCCTAATTTGAGGTAATACGCTACTGGTGCGTCAAACTCGTCTAGTTCAACGCCCATTACTACTCGTCTGCCTTTTGGCTCAGTGGTGAAATATTCTTCGTCTAAAAAATCCGGCTCTAGCACCTGAAGTGCTAGTCCATCACGCCAACGTTTGCCACGAACAAAACGAATCAGAATCTCGCCATCTCGACAAAGTCCCTGAATGACCAATCGCTGAATATCTAGCCAGCTATGCTTGCGGCTCGCACTGCATCGCTTTCCCCAGCGCTTCCAAGCTCGTTCAATGATTTCATTGCCAGCAGCATCCAACTGTCCAACATTCGGCTCGTTGAGGTTTCTGGCGCGAGATTGAAGTTGGAAGCCATGCTCGCCAATGACGTTTGAACTCATCAGTTGCAGGTAGCGCCTTGCGTAATCATCATTCCTGCAAAGTTCTCTGGCTCTGTCTCTGATTCGTCTGAGCGAATACTGAAGTTCTGCATCGGCTGAAGTGGTTGAGCCAATGAAATCAGCTAAGAATCGTGAACCAGCCGCGCCATCGTATCGACGTTTTTTCTGAGCTGGACTTGGGTTCTCAGGTGCGGTTCTATGCACTCTATCGGTGAGCCACCACATTGCTTCAGCGATCATCCTGCTCTCCGAAATTCAACCATCACCATGTTGGCTGGTCGCTTTCCACTTCTAACGCGAGTGAGTTGTCGCTCTTTCGTGACTTCGCTCCTGTAGTAGTCTCGCCACTTCATGAGGTCTGTAATTGAAAGCTTGGTCAGCGAACGGTTGCCAATTGAATATTCCTCAACGTCATTATCTGCTCGGCCTTCCAAAAGACTTTGGATTTTTTCGAGCATGATTTCAGCGTGAGTTCTTGGATCGTGCACAACGTCTGTGTCTGTCAGAACGTACCACTGGCCTTCGCCAACTTTGATTTTTTCTGAATCAGAAGTGCGAGTAATCCAAGCTTGCCAATGTATGTGTCCGGTGGGGTAACTGGCAGTCGTAGAGGAAGAGACTTCAACGAAGTATTTTGAATCTGCCTCTGTTGCAGTAATGGCGATTTCAGCAGAGGCTGAACCGTGACTTCTCCCGTAATAGGTCAGAGAGTAGCTGTCTGGTGGGTAGTCAACAGCAAGGTCATCTCGTCGCCAAAGCCAGCGTTCACCAGCTACAAGACGGTCAGGTTCAGTTGTGGGGTAGTTTGCGCGGTCAAAGGAATTGGTTGCCATGCGCTAGAAATAGCGCACTTTGTCAACTCTGTGGTCTGAACTGTCTGAAATGTCTGATTTGTCCGAATGGCTACTGAAGCCTTGCGAACTGGTCAAGGTAGGAAGTGTTTGATTCAATTCGCCAACGTCCGCCAACCTTAAAAGCTGGAACTAATCCGCTATTGCAGAATCGAACTGCGGTGCGCTCGGTAACGTCAAGCTCATCCGCCAACTGCTTTGGTGTCAAATATCGGTTTCTTCGGTGTCGCATATCAAAACCTTTGAATCCAAGATTGTGGTCTTCGCGCAGGTTTCAAAGTTCTTCGTCTTGGTGCTTCCGGTGATTCTGGAATCGTGGATTCCACTTTTTCGGCTATTTTAGCAGTTCTTTCCAATCTTTTCCAATCTCGAATGTTTAGCGAACTAAGTGCCGCTAAACTATAAACTAAACAATCCAAAGCTTCGTTGCGTGGTCGAATCTTGATCCATTCGCGCCTTGGAAATCCTTTGTGGTACTTGGTGACGATTTTCTCAGCGGTTAGTTGTGCGAAATATTCTTCATCTAAGTGTTTTGGAAATCTTAAAGCTTCTGGTCCGCTTGCGATTCTGAGCCTTCCGAAAATCGCTTGTTTGATTGTATCAACGCCAACAGGAAAGAGTTTTATTCTACCAGAATTGTTCCGGCTTGGTCTGCCAATCGGAGGCTTGCCCTCGCCACCTACACCTTTGATTGCATAAATCCTCGAAGCGGTTCTGCTTCTTACAAATTCATAAACTGCTTGCGTAAAGTGTCCGCCTGAATCTATACAAGCCGCTTGCACTGGTAATTCGTGACCATCGGCACAACGCCAGCGTTCTTTCAGAAGTTTGTCGAGCTGCAACCAAGTCTGCGGTGCGGCAGGATCTGAATGCAAAATCTGATGGTCGAGAATGAAGCCTTCGTTGTCCTTGCCTGTTCCCAGAAAGGTAACTTCCAATCTATCGTCTTGAACGTCCACTCCTGCGGTAATCACCAAGACGTCTGAAGGTGCTGGTGCTTTGTAGACTTCTCGACGGTTGTACAAACCATGCTCGTCAATCGTTTCGCCTTGGTCCTCCCATGTTTCAGCTAAATAAACATTTGTCCAAACCTTCAACCGTTCTGGGTCACTCTTGACTTCCAGAAATCTTGTCACCGCATCAACCAGACTGACCCAAGGCGAGTATAAGCCGCTGAGATGATAGCCTTTGGTCTTGCGGTGCGGATATTGTTCAACCCACTTGCCACTCTGCAAACTGGCAAGCCTCTGGCCTTCTGTCCAACTGGTTTCGCATTCCTGGCAAACGTAGTGTGCGGTGTCCGGCTCGTTGTGTTGCCAGCGGACGTTAGACCACTTCAGCACTTGGAAGGCTTCACAGTTTGGGCAAGGAACTCGGAAAAAGGCTTGTCGAGAATCCGCAAAAGCTTTTTCAATGCGGCTGACACCTTTTAAGGTTGGGGTACTGGTCAGCAGAATTCTTCGAGAATGGGCAAAGGTGACGGTTCTTTGAATTGCCAAGTCTACTGGGTCGCCTTCGATTCCTGCCGAATGTTCAAAACGGTCTATTTCATCTGCGACTAAAAGGCGAATGGCCTTGGAAGCAAGAGCGGTTGCCGTGGTTGCTGGTGCAAGCGTGAGCCGTCCGCCTACAAAACTGCGGTGCAGCAAGGTGTTCTGCTTGTCGCCTCGCTTTGGGTCTTCAATGATTCCGTCAAAACAGTCTGCATTGGCAAACAACGGTTGCAATCGGTCCTTGGCAAACTGCTTGGCAAATTCGATATTTGGTAAGAGTAGCAGGATCGGGCAAGGATCAGAGGCAACGTGGTAGCCCAACAAAGACAAGCAAGCCTCGGTCTTTCCGGTCTGCGAGGCAAACATCAAGACAACGGTGTTTGTGCCGTCATCAAAGGCTCGCAAAGGTTCGCGCAGGTATGGCGTTCTGGCTAGTGAGTAGTAACCAGCCTCTGCCGCTGATTCATGCGTTAGCTTCCTGTTGGTTTCCGCCCAGGTCGGTATGTCCTGCTGAACTGCTGGCTTCCAATTCAGCAAGCTGCTCTGCAATCGCGCTACTAACGCCCATTGACCTGAGTCTTGTGGCAATATCTGTTGATGCAATTTCGGATTGGATTCGATTGATTCCATCAGTGAGTATTTTTTCAACTATTCGGTATTCGGATTGACCAAGCAACAAAGGCGAGAGTCTGGTTGGCATGGCCTGAAGTTGGGATTGTACAGATTCAAGAATGTTGACCAGCAGCTCAGTCGCAAAAGAAATGTCTACAACCTGACCTTTGGCAAGCTTCAACTTCAATTCCATCGTTTCAGCGTCCGCCTTCCACCTTCTGAGCTTTGCGTCATCAAGGCTGATTCCGCCTGCCGCATACTTGTCCACCCGTTGCTTCAAAAACCGGATATAACCACGAATGGATTTGAGCGTGTCCCAGCGGTTGTGATCTGCCTTGAC